TTTGAATAGTGGTATCATAGGAGTCTCCCTGCCCTGCTTACTTACCTAATTTATGGACTGTGATAGTGTCGTTCTTCTTAATGTTGCGCTTGGTCTGCTTGTCTATCATCTTTTGCAGGAATTTCTCAACCATCTTAGCCAATGGTCTTTTGCGCGTTGTAATGACTCTGCCATTGTTAGCATTGCCCACAACTTTCTTAGACTCAAACAAGCCCCATCCAATAGTAACAGACTTAGAGGTAGCGCGTTTAGTATTAAGATCGCTAAGCATGTCGCCTGTTGCATAAAGATTAGCTTCGCCATTGCCCGCTCCAACTCTGCGAATATCGCCCGACTTCTTGCGCTCTGCATATTCGGGGTCTAGTGGTTTGAACTTACGCCCCTGAACATCTAAGCCCTTGTTCTTCGTGTGGTCTATAATCTCGTCTGAGACTTCAGCGCCTACCTTAATCCACCATGAGCGGGGCATGTCTACTATGTCGGCTATCTTAGCCATCAACTTGATTCTGTAATGGAGTGCCAGCGCCCTTCTTAGACTCGCCATCGTCTAGTTTCGTCTGAGCCTTGCCCTCTCCTGATAATTTACCACTCTTCTTAGTCTCTAAGCGCCAAGCATGGCGGCAGTTGAAGCCTCCACCAGTTACCATAGAACCAGGGAATTGAGACTCAATCTGTGGCCTAGTTAATGCACCACTAGCAGCCATCTCAACGCAAACATCCCTAGTCTTGCCGTCAATGGGGCCGATATAAATATACGTTGTATCAGGTGGCATTTCCTCAGTCATTGCAGCCGTTACCGACCTTGAAAAAGTCCTTTGTGCCGTATCAACTAGAGTCTCAACTTGGTCGGGGCGAAACCCGCTAACATCCTTAATAGCTTCCTTCATTGTCGCCCTGGATGCACCTGTTAAAGCGCCCCTCGATAGCTCTTGCTTCATGGTAGAGGCTAGGTCACTACCCTTTGACAAATAGAACGCGTTGTCGGTGGCAACTAGAGCCTGTAAGACCTCTTCTGATAGTGGGGCGATGGGGTCTATCGTTCTTAGGATGTCAACATAGCGTGAGGTTAGTTTGTCAACATTGGACACATAGCCTAATTCGTTTACTAGCTGAGTGAAATCAATTTCAGATACTAATACAGCAAGCTCTTGCCTTGACATATTTGCGCCCAAGTTGTAAACATAATCAACTGTCGCAGCCTTAATAGCCTCAGTCCTTTTAGCAAATTCAATGGCTGTCCTTTCAATCGTTGGCAATTAAACTTCCTCAATTTCCTCTACTGGTTCAGCTAGAGCGTTAGCGAATGTTGGGATAGGGGCATTAGTCGTGACGTTGGTTGTCCTATTCTCATCAATAACCGCTTGAGCATCTTCGATCGTTTGGTACTTGTCAGGGTTGCCCCGTCTTAGTATCTGGGCTTCGGTTATCTGATTATGTTCTAAATCCCAAGTGTCTTGCTTGATTTGATCTTCAACGCTTAACTCTTCGGTGATTGCTTCGTTAAAATCAACGGCAAACTCTTCAGGCAATTCAAACTGTGCTTCAACCTTAACAATCTTGCGCTCTATCTTATAGAAGCTATGCTCTGCCAATCTCCAACGCTCAACATCAGCCCTGCGATCATCATTTAATTCACGGTTGCGCTCTTTAAGTGCGACACCTGAAGCGGCTTGCGATTGATTAACGAAATCAACCGTCAAGTGATGGTTCTGTGCGACATAGATGTATATCTGCTTAATCCATTCCTTAATTGAGCCAACAGTATCTTCGGGCGAGGTCGTGTTAATACTTGAGCCTTCAGGTAATGAGTGTATGACATTCTGAGCGCGGAGTAGTTTAGTATCGTCATTGATACCACTAGCCCACATCTCGCCATAAGACCTGAATCGTATATTAGCGTCACCATCCAACTGGAGAACATTCAATTCTCTATTGGACAGCACCAGGCCCCTGTCAATATCAGCATCTAGGAAAGACCCGTCAGGCAATTCAACGTATGTCCAAACAATAGGGATAACGCCATATTCATTCTCGCCCTCTTCAACCCTGCGACCACCTTCATAAGTAGCCCACACGTTATTATCCCAATACTGCCAGCGTTCAGGCGCGTCATCTGCGATAGTGTCATTTGATGCGATAGGGAATACAACTGCGACAGGTTCCCAGGGGTTGTCAGGTTCGAAGTATGGCTCAAACTGTATTAAGCGGTCATAGTGGATAGTGCCATCACGCCAGGTCAATTTAGTACCAATCAGCCCCAATAAATTAGTACGCTTCTCAGCCGTTGGTAGCTGTATGTCCTTCATCCTGGTGACTTCGTTGTACTTGGTCATGTCGTACTCTTCGTCAGGGTCGCCAAGTGTACGAATAGGCGGTATCATGTAGACTAAAGACGTTCTATCTGTGACCCGCTTTGTGATATTATTAGAAGGTGTCGGCAAAGACTTAGCCAAGTCCTCATCTATAAACCTCATGTAATCCTCTTGAGCGCGATCCTTATAGTAGTCTAATGCCCATTGCCTCTCCCTGTCCCATGCTTTCTTCTGTGCGCTCTGTGACTCTATCTTACCCTTTTCAATTAACTCTTTCGCTAAATCAGGAATTTCTAGCATGTAGACCGCCTATGTTTTTAGTATAATTCATCGGCGTAATATAGTACATGTTTGTACACCTTGCAAAGCTAATAACGCTTAATAGATGTAGCCCCACGTTTCTTGATTGGGAAGTGGTTTATAAAGAAGTACCGTGTCTCATCCATTGAGTGGTCATGGTGTCCATCTTTCATTGGTTCTTCTTTAAGCGCTCGCCCTGCTTTAGCTTCAGGATAGCGGTAGTTCTCGAAATCGTCTATATGCCCTATGCATCTTGAGTCAACATAGAAGCGACACACACCGTTAGCGTTCTCCATGAATGAGCGTACATGGTCAATGCCTGTTGATATGTCGCGGTCAACCTTGTTAGTGGTGTAATTGACCCTTATCCCGTTCTGTCTGAATATCTCGATGTCACCTAAACCGCTTTGAGCCTGAACGCCTGCACCAGCAGGGTCGCCATAGTATTTATGTATGTTATAGCCCTTATCCCTGTTGCGCTTCAATATCATTTGCGCTAAACTGGCTGTCTTGATGTTCTCCTGGTGTACGATCTCATCAATTAGATATACCTCAGCCATGCCCTTAACCGAAGCGACTTGAAACCAACCAACTGACGGCATCCTGTAACCGAAATCGATACTGACGTATGTTGGCAATGCCTTATCATACTTAAACACCTTGACCTGCTTATCACGGTCAAAAGGATAGACCTTGCCAGCGTATGTTGTGAACTCTGCTCCGTATTCCTGTCTAAAGGTCGCGTCTGATAGCTCAGCCCTTAGCGCATCAATATCATCCTTGAAGTATTGGCTCATCCAAGAGGGGTGCTGCCATGCATCATAGCTCTTATTATCAGACTTGCCTAGTCTGTATAAATCATATATCCAATTATAACCGCGTGGTGTGGTGGGGAATAGCGCTCTCCCGTTCCTATCCGATAGTGTGGGTCTTAGGTACTGCTCCCATATAATCTTAGGGATAGTTGCGGCCTCATCCACTATTAGGTTGTCCAACCCCTCGCCAAGTAGTGACTCAGGCGCATCGGCAGACTTAACCCATAGCTCAGAGCCGTTTATGCCCTTAGCGTACCGTAACCGCCCTCTGTCGTAATGAGTAGCCGAACAAGGGAAGCCAACCTTCTTAATTAGTGTCGCATCGAACTCTCTAGCGATCTTGTCGCCCATATCATAGGTGGGTGCAACTATCCATTGCCTTGTGTTGGGTGAGATGAATACAACCTCAGCCTCTTTAGCAGCCGAATAGCTTTTCCCTGATCTTCGCCCCTCAATATTTACACGAAATCTAGCATCTGAGTTGTGGACATCCCATTGCACTTGCTCTGGAATATAGCCCACATTTGAAAAGTATTTACTCTTGTTTATCTTCAAAGACACCATCTAAGAACTTTTGCCACCCGTCTGATACGTCAGCCGTTGGTTGGGTTGACTTGCCCTCTGTCCACTCCTTAATGCGATCAAAGTATTTCAGGAAGTCGTCACCATCGTATAGTTGGGCGTTGGCTATTAGCTTCTCTGTTAAAGCCTTCTTTATAGCCCCCTCGTCAGCATCGATTATCTTGCGTACTATGTCAGAAATGGCATCACGCCTGCCTTTAGGGTTAGGTGAG